GCCATTTCAGCAACGTACCAACTATTTGTATTTCCGTCTTTAAAAGTCATACCTTTAAATGCACTGCCAAAGGTTTGTATTTTTTTTCCTTCTTTTTCTGCTACTGCCTTGAATACTGCAAAATTAGTCTCGCACTTTATTACTTCATAGTCAATGTATATCTGCTCAATAGCTTGTATTTTGTCAATACCTTGCCTTGTAATAATCGTGTAATGCTGGTGCTTAAAAAAATCGTCTTTTGATAAGTCATACTTTTTGTATAACTCTAATAACTTGTCTTTTTTCATTGGTTAGGATTTTAAATTGTTTTCTGTGTAATAATTAAAGCTAAAATTTTCTTTAGCTACTTCAAGTTGCGCAGTGTAGAAGTCAACTTGTTTTTTTAGTTTCTGCACTTCTGTTTCTAGTGCGTCAATCCTTGCTCTTAAATAATCACTCATAGGTATAAATTTTTAAAGTTTGTTACAATTTATAAAAAAATCTTAATAAAAAAAAGGATTAACGTTAATTAACCCTTTTTTTCTTATAAACAATAAAAAACTCCTACCACAGAGCTGAAATTACAGTAAAGATAAATATTATAAATTACTAAGCAAATTTTTGTAATGTAATATTAAGTATTCTAAATCAAAGTTGCTTAGTTTAACAATACCACTAGCTTTTTGCGCTAGTTCCTCAGAAGTTCCTGCACCGTATTCTTTTTCTAAAAACAAACTAAACTTATATTGCTCTCCATATCTAAAAACGTTACAACCTGAGCATTGTACTTGGCAATTTGTTTCGTCCCACCTTGTAGCGTAATGTTTCCTAGACTGAAAGTGACCGCATTGTAATTGTTTCCAGTGGTCTTTTTTGCCACAGGTTACGCATTCAGCAGTGCCAAAAATATCTGCATTTCTTCGCCTTATATATTCGCTAAATATTTTATCTGCTTTTTGTACTAATTTGCCCCTTTTAGACTTTTTAGCCATTACACTATTGCATTGTCTAGCATTTCAATCATATGCCTTATTTCACTTCGTTCAAACTTGCCCTGTATTTCTGCATTATAAGTTTTGAATGATAGGTGGTACATATCTTTTTCAGTGTCGTGGTTTTCTTCTTTTTTACCTAAATGGTCAATTTTTAAATTAAATTTCATAATCATAGTTTTAAACAAGGTTATTAACATTTATTGTGAGTTAAAAATTTTTTATATAACTTTTCATCATATAAAATTATTACATTTTTTTAATAAAAAAAAATTATAATAAATTGCTAATTTAAATTAATTGCCATTATAAAGTTATTATAAATACAGGTTAACTATTTTTTAGTAATATTTATTTGCCCTGCTATTTTTTCTGCACTTCTTCCAATTACATAACCACCAATCCCTAGTTGTAACAAATTCCAAAACTCGTTTTCTAATTCAGGTATTTTTAAATCAAATAATGGTGCTATAAATTTTGTGTAAATTACAATAAAACCAAAACTAAGCATTAGCACAGGTCTCCAACTTCTTTGTAGCCAATTACCTTTTGCTTCTGCAATAATAATATCTGTTTGCATTTTCTGCAACTCTAGTTCTTTTTCCTGAATTATTTTTATTAACTCATTTTTAGCCTTTTGCCTTTCTTCGTCATTGGTAAAAATATTGTCAATTACTTTACCAATTTCGCCAATAACGTTACCTGTTAGAAATTCTAGTATTTTTTTCATATCTATAAATTTGTATTAATACTAATATTACCAAAAAAACGAAAATATGTTTGATGTTTAAATGTGTATGGTGTTCACATAGCCCAAAAAAATGTTTTAAAAAATATTCCATAATTAAAATTTGTCTGAAACCCATTCGTATTCTGTTCTAGCGTCAAAGCTAGGGCAACTTTTATTGCTAAAATCTCTATGACCGTAAACTTTTGCTCTAGCGTATAATATTTTAAGGTATATTAAAAGTTCTTCTATTGCTATCTTTTGTTCATCAGTTCTAGTGTCTTTAGGTTTACCATTTTTATCAAGTCCACCTGCGTAAGCAATACCAATACTATCAAAATTATGACCCTTAGTATGTGCGCCTGTTTGTTCTATAGGTCTGCATTCGTGTAATATGCCTTCTAAATCTATAAAAAAATGATAACCAATGTCTTTCCATTGTCTGTCAATAACGTGCCAAAGGTATAAATCGTCTGTTGTGACTTTCCTGCCTTCAGGTGTTGCGGTACAGTGTACTATAATTTTTTCAATTTTACGCATTTACTTTTTATAGTTCATTAAATACCACTTCTGTATCGTATAACCTATTGAAACCAATAGTAATGTTATTTTAAGTATAGCGTCAATGTTTGTCATACTTACTAAAAATGTGGTGCTATTTAAAAGAAAAAGTTTTATATCTTGTAGTGTCATTTTATTCTTGGTCAATGCCGAGTACCCTTAAATAAGGTTCAGCAGGGTTAATTTCATATGTTTTCCAGCCATAAGGACTTTCGGTTATATCTTGCCATAACATATCTACTGCAACACTTTTTAAATCGTCTTCAGTTTCATCGTCAAGCGTTACTACATTAGGTAATAATATTTCAGTATATTCTAGGTCCTCAGGCAAATTTTTAATTTTGTTTGAGTATTGTTCAAAATCGTTAAACAAATATTTTTTATAAAGTATCATAAACTTAGTATTTCGTTTTCAGTTAGTTGTTTATTCCATACTGCTAAATTGTGTACAAAAAATCTACTATTAGCTTGTAGTTTCCAAAACTTACCGCCAAAACTTGAAGTCGTGCCAATTTGAAAGTCCTTATTGCTATCGTATAAAGTTCCATTAATCCAAACTTGGTTTTTCTGATAAACTATTTTATTTCTGCCTAATGGTAAAGGTACAACCGTTGTTTCATCTATAGGGTCATTAACTATTGCAGCTATTCCACCTTGAAAATCGTCAGGGTTATTTATGTCTCTACCTTTATAAACGTAAAAGAAATCGGAAGTAATATCGTTTTGTTTTCTAGGCACGTCATCTGTAACAAAAATGTCCCAAAAAAAGCAATAAACGTCACCAGTAGCATATTCTAAGTGGCTTCTAAAGTGTGTTTGTGTATTATATACTGCGTTACTTGTACTTATGTTTTTAATATAAGGTTGTATGCCTGTTGTACTAGCCCAGCTATTTTGCCCTTCAGGTGGAGCACTTACTCTTTGCCCCCTAGTTGTTACATTAGGTTTTGCTAATAAATAAGTCTGCCCACTATCTGCTAGTGGTGTAGTATAATCATTATCATTGTAATATTGCTTCCATTGTGCTGGTGTTAAATCAGGCTTTAAAGGGTATAAAGCAAAGTAACGCCCTACCTGTGAAGCAGTTCCAAAACGTATTTGTATTCTATACCAACCATTATTGTATTTTTCTACATTTACTATGCTTTTAGTGGCATAAGTAGGGTTGTCTATAAACCTGACTTGTTCAGTTTCAAAATTAAATATTGCAAAATTATCTATATTTTGGTTGTTACTAGATATTAAAAAGAATTTTAGCATTAACCCCACCTGTACGTTTTGTGTACCCCTTTTTAAAAATACACTGTAGCTTAAATCAGGTACAGTTATAAAGTTTTGACTAACTCCATAGCCTACTTTTTGATTAAAAGCACCACTTAACCTTGTATATGTCCCTAAACTTGTACCTGCGGTAACTTTATATACACTATTTTCATTAAAAGGGTCTACATCGTTTGTTACGCTTGTTATAACACTATCGTATGCAGTCCAATTATTTGTATCTAATAAATTTTCTGTAGACTTTAAATATTGTTGTGTATTAGCCACCATTGAAATAGCTGGGCAACTATTGTCTTCAAAATTTGAAAAATCTATATTAGCACGTCTGTTATCGTTACAAGCTAAACCACCGCCAATGTGTTCCCAAAACCCTTGCCTGTTAAATCTTGCCTGTGGACTGTTTGTTAAAAAACGTGGGTGCATTTTACCGTCATTGTAATTACTTGTATCAAAAGTAGTATCAATAGGTAATTGTCCAACTGCAAAACCATAAGACCGTAGTTGATTGCAAAAGTCACTATTAGGGTCTACGTAACCGCTAGGTGTTAGCCATAATTTAGCTTCGTTCTTTATACTCATAACTTACGTTTATTTGTATTGTCTTTGTCGCGTACCAATTCATTTTTCTTATTTAAAAATTTGTACAATAATTCTACGTTCTTTTTTTTTGGTTTGCTTTTTCGTTTCATAAAACCCACCCCACAAAATTAGCGTCTTGGTCAGGGTACATTTCCCCATTTTGGTTCTCGTTATACTCAGGAAATAAATTGCTATTAAAGCACATATAATCTAAAAATCTGCGTGTATAAAATTGTGCAAAATTCCTATGTTTGTCTACAAGGTAATCAATTTCATTTTTAGTTGCATTTACACTGTTTTCTGAGTTGTGTTTAAATACGCCACCATTAGCTATTTGGTATGCAGAAAAAGGCAAATAATCCACCATAGCAAAGTGAATTAACATATCTTTCAAATAGTCTTGTACTAAAGCTAAATAGTCCCCTGCTAGTGTACCAGCTATTATATCGTCAGAAATCTTGTTATATAAAGCACCACCTAAGTAATTTTGTATATGTATTTCCTGAGCGATTTTTATAAACTGAATAAATTTGTCTATGTCAACGTTACCGTCTACAATAGTATTTCGTTTTAAATCATTTGTTGTTATAAATAATGCAGTTGCCATATCTTATCCTTTATAATTTGGGTGGTGTCCGTTGTTCTTCATATCCTTCGGTGCAATTTTGCTATCCTGTGTCCCTCTAGGTTTTGCTATATAAGATTGTGGTATGTTCTTTACTTCATTATAGTCATATAGCTTGTCTGATTTTTTAGTTTTGTCTTTTAATCTATATAAAACTTGCTCCCAGTAATGTCCACAGTTGACACCGCCTTTAAATCGGAACAAATCGTAGGGTTGTGGCTCTGAAGCACCTCTAGGTCTGTGTCCTAAACTTCTGTTAACACCTTCGCGACTTGCCTTGTCAATGTCTTCTAACCTATATACGTTCCCTTTTTTGCTACGTTTCATCATAATATCGCAAAAAGTTCTAGTTTTGTCACTTGAATATTTTTCTGCGTACCTGTACCTAATTTTATAAAAAGATTTGTCTAAATAACTAAAGCCACTTGGTTTGCTTTTAATTGCTTCTGCTAATTTTGCGACTGCACCTTTTTTTTCTTCAATCAAAGTACTAGCCCATAGTTCAGTATCTTGTATATCATAATTCACTTCCCTAGCGTCAACTTCTTCCCATTCATCAGTTATATGCTCGTTATCTAAATGTATTAATATATCATTAGCCACTTGATCTTCTAACTGGCTTTTCATTTTAACCCCAGTTTCTTCTTCTATAGTTTCTTCATCTACAATTTCTTTATCAATTTCTGTAAACTCTAAAGGTTGTAACGTTTTAAAATATAAGTTTAGGCTTATGTTATTATATGCTAAAATTTCATCAAAAGCACTTAATAACAACTCCTGAAAAGGTCTTATAACAGTATTATCCATTAATGTACTAGCAGTTTTTAATTCATCTGCATTGTTCCCTAAACCTGTATTGTCTTTAATACCTAATAGCATAGGGCTAATAACCCTATGTGATACCATAATTTTACGCATACTTTCGTCACTCAAAAACTGATATTGGTTATGTGCGTCTGATAGTTGTATTGCTTCAATACTACTTTCTGTATCAGCATTTTCGTTAAAACTTAATATAAACCTACCAGCGTTTGAACTGCCTGAGTATTTTTCTAATATGCGTCTTTCAATTAGTTCTCGTTCTTCTTCATTTGGTACACCATTGTTAAAGTTAATTAGCATACTTGGTGCAAGTCCGTTCAGGATATTGTTTAAATGATAGTTAGCAATTTCTTCTTCTAGTTCAGCGTATTGCAGCCCACCTTGATAGTCTACAGGCGAAAAATAATAGTGTCCAGCTACGTAAGGTCTAACGTATAATATTTCTATTGGCTCTTTACTTGTACCAAATGCAGGTATTCTTTGCGGCACTTCATTAGGTTTTATTTTTTCCCAGTCTGCACTATAGTAATAAGCGTTTATATTACCGTCTTCATCACATTTTTCCATAGCCAAAGTTTCTACAGGCATATGCTCTATCTGTGCAATAGTTTTTCTGTCTTTAGAATAGATAACCTGTATAGCACATTGTCCCATTAACTTTAAATCATATGCAAGTTTCCTTACGCATTTATCATTAATTAAACTAACCGCCTGTGCATACTCATTAGGAAAGGTACTGTTATCTGTAGCGTCAATACCTTTACCATAAATCATTTGTGAAATACCGTTAATAATTGCATTGTTAGTAGCACTACCTGAATAACGGTCTATTAAGTATTGAAAGTAACTATTTTTATCGCCAAACGTTACCCAGTCTTTTCGCTTATCAACCTTAATGTCAGGCGAATTGTAGTTGTTTAATTGAACTATATTAATAGCACTTGTCTGTTTCTTTTTTCTCATAATATAATGTAATCGTTATTACCACTATCAGCAGGTGTATATTGGCTAACGTTATTATCAAATTTTGTATTTCCAGTTTGGGTTGTAGCAAATAGCTTATCTCTGTAAATAACCTTATTTGTGTCCGTTCTAACAACCCTAAGCGTGTAATACTTATCTTCTATAATATTACTTGTATCATTAAAAGTATGCTCTACAAAGTCCCCTACAACCGCATTATTAATTGTTGTATAAGTGTACTCAGTTTGTGTTTCATCATCAATTAAACGTACTTCTAAATCTGCTATACTACTAGCATTTTTGGGTATATCATAAAAGGGTAAAAATCTTATAACAGGGTTTGCTAAATTCTTGTTTAAAACTATCATATTGTATTAACGATTAAATTAATCATTTTTGCAATAAGGCAAAAAAAAACCCCTACATTTCTGTAGAGGTATTTCTTTCATAATTTCTATTTATTTAAATTTTGAATAAAAAGGTTATGTTTTGGCGAACTAACATTTGAATATTCATCAATAGAATTTAAAATAGTTTGTAACGTACAACCCTCATAAGATTTCCAAGTAACAATATTTTTTAATTCTTTTTTTAATTTTGTTATTTTTAAAGTTTTTAATTTTGAAATAGTCATTTTATTTTTGTTTTATTATTATGGTATAAATATAATTAACATTTTTTAATAAACCAAATTTTTAGGCAAAAAAAAGGGTAACTTAATGTCACCCTCTTAATTAACTAACTAATCAAAACCAATTTTTATGGGTCTATTTGTGAAGCACTAACAGTTATACCTGTAGTGGCTAAATCATTTTGTAAAAAGTTTGCAGGTTTTAATTCCTGTGCATTTAAAGTTAAAGTATAACCAGTTAAATCACCCATAGCAGCACCTGTTACTATTGTGCCACCATTTACGTCAGCACCGTGTTCTAATCCACTTAAAAACAAATTACCGTTGTTATCTTCTACAATAACGTGTGGTCTAGCAACTGCAATTAAAGCAATTTCATCGTGAGTTTCTTTGTCTAACTTTTTAAATGTTAATGTTAAAGTTTGGTCATAAAAGGTTGTCCCATTTTCACGCGAACTTGTAATAGTTTGCTCAAAATTAGAGTTTCCTTTTAAATCATATTGGTATGCAGTTGGTGTTCCGCTAACCGTATCTATAACTGCACTACCTGCTGAAACGTAGGTAATGTCCCCTAGTGTTCCATAGTCAATAAAATAAACGGTCTTTAAACCACCTACTGAGTTTTTACAGGTTTCCTTTCGTCCTGAAGTAAGTAAGCAACTCATATTTTTAATTTTTTATAAAAAAAGGGTAGGCAAGACTATCTCAACCCACCCTATTTTTGGTTTATAATTATGCTCCGTAATATACGATGTCAGAAGCAATTCCGTATTGAACTCCTGCCGTATAACGCATTACAAATCTAACATTTTTACTTCCGTCAATGTTAGCCATATCAATAAGTTTAACTTCATTGTGGTCAGCAATTAATCCTGTACCAAAATATAAGTTTGACTTCTGAGCAGCCACCATACGGTTATCAGCTAATCCATTAGCTACTGCAATATTAACTCCGTCAAATGATAACTGTCCACCATTTGCGTACCATAATGTTCCCTGAGTATTAACACCTGAATTGTTTTCTCCATTTAAGAATGATCCAAATCCACCTAAAGCACGTATATATGCTCTAGCTACGTTTTGAGATACGTAAATTATCATATCTTCTTTACCATATAAAGCACTTGGTATATCGTCTACTACTTTACCTAGTTCAGCAATAACGTTGCTTGAAGTAATTGTAGTTGGTGTAACTGTGTTACCACCGTCTGTTGCAAATTGTGCGTCTGCAAATAAAGTTGTAAATCCGTCAAAAGTACCTGCACCTGCTGAGCCACTCCAAATTCCGTTTTCTACTGCCTGAGCAACGTCTGCTGAAACTCTAGCAATAAAAAAGTCACTAAATTTAGAAGGTAAGCTATCGTGTGCTGAAAAGCCCATTTGTTCTGCTTCCCAATCTGACTGGAAAGGCGTTTTACATAATTCAAGGTTTACTTGCAATTCTTTAGGGTCAAGTATTCTTTCTGTTAAAGTAACGTCCCCTGTAGGTGTAAAGTCACAACTTGCATTTGCAATAGCAGAAGTATAGTCTACTTTCTTTATAACTTCTTTGTCCTTAACGTTTGGTTTAATAGTTATTAATCCTTGATTAAGTGTACTTCCTGAAAGAAGTGCTGCGCCTATATACTCACCTGCAAATTCACCTGCATAAGTTGTAGTAATGTCTACTGTAGTTGCCATAATCTAATTTTAAAATTTATTATTTGTTTAATTTTTCTAGTATAATATCAAAAGTTGATTTTCTTCTGTTTGTTGCGTATTTAAAATCTACTCTTTTTTGGTTTTCCTTTTCAGGGTTGTGCTTGATAGCTTTTGCGGCTGGTTTACTTAGTTCTTCTTTAAGTTCTGCTTTTTCTTCAGCTACAACTTCTTCTGCCATTTCTTCTTTGTCTTCTTTTTTGTCGTAACCTGCCTTTACTTCATCAATCATTTTTTTAATTTCTTCTAAAGCAATTTGGAATTCCTCTTTGCTAACGTATCCCATTTCCTCTTTGTCATCATCTTTTTCAGTTTCTTCTTCAGTAACTTCTTCTGTTACTTCTTCTTCCACTTCCTCTGCTTTAACTTCTTCTAGTGCAGCAATTACACCTTCGTCTTCTACTTTTAATGTTAATCCGTTTTCTACTTCATAAACACC